TAACTGCTCTTACATAACCTACTAATGTTTTAATTACTTGTAATACTGACTGAACAACAGCCCATAAATCTTTAATTAATTGCATATAAACTCCTTATTTTAAAAGATTACTTAATAATAATAACAAAACTGCGCCTACAGCACCAAGTAATATTTGTTCTAGACGCTTTAATCTTGCATTAATTGCTTCATATCTTAATGCACAAACTTCCTCATGTGTGCTTAATCTATGATCTACTTCATCTAAACTATGTTTCATAATTTAAGCTTTCATAATATATGCTAGGGCATAGTAAGGTGGCAAGTTAGCATTTGTGCCACTTACACCTGCAGTTGCGTTAGTTGTAGCAACTGTAATGCCTGTAGTTGCTGTAGTTGTATTATTTGAAACTGAACCTGGAGTTACACCACCACTATTAGAACCATAAGAATTACCTGTAGTAGGGAAGTTATATTGATGGAAGTGACCAGGATCAGTAACAGTTGATGTTGCAGTATGTGTATGAGATACCACAATTGCGTCAGCAGAACCACCTGTTTGATTTACTGAATAAGAGTTACCAGCACCAACAATAAATTTATTTCTTAAATCAGGCGTTCCATTTGTTCCGTCACATAAATAATAACCTGATGGAATAGAGCCAATAGCGCCTGACCATAAAAGAATCATGCCTGATGGTAAAGTAGATGAAGCCGCAGGAATTGTTCCTAAAATACCATAAATGTTGTCATAAGTAGCGATTGTAACGCTGTTTGAATCTTGTAATACAAGTTTATAGTTATATCCATAAGTAAGCCAAAGTTCTGCTGGTAATCTACCGTCAGTTCCTAAAATAATTGGGTTGGCATTAGGAATTGTTCCATTAACATCTGTATAAGTAGCTAATGGGGTTGATGATCCTGCTTGATAGGTATATAGTTTGCCACCATTTAAAGGTAGCCCTGTAGTGCCTAAAAAGCTTATTCCGTTGCCTATGGGTGATAAATTGACTGACATAATTATTCCTTGCCTATATCTGAAAGTTTAATGGGTTTTATTTCTTTTTTAATTAATTTCATTTGTTTTCTTTTTGATAATTCACTTGCACCTTTAGTTGCAAGATGTTCTCCAGCCAAAACACCAATTGGCCCACCTTTCATACCTAAAATTCTACCAGCTTGTTTTGTAATTCCTGTTAATTTACTTTGTAATTGAGCAGTTTGAACTGCAGCACCTGGATATTTGGTATCTATACTAACTAATTTTCCTGCTTTAATACCATCTTCAATTTTTTCTAATATTTCAGGATTATCTTGAAATGCTGTTTGTAATTTTTGAGATAATTTAGCCCTTTCTTTTAAAGCTGCATTGCCATTCCATGGCTCACCTTCAGCGCTTTGACCAGCTTCTTTAATGCGATTAATTAAAGACGTTTGAATTTGTTTAATAGCATCTGTTTTTCCTGTGTCTTTAAATACATTAATCATATGATCAAATTGACTTTCAGGTAAAGTCATAATTTTGGTCATAATTTTTTCTGTAGGTATTTTTTGATTAGTGCCTTCAACATTAAGCAAATCGCTCATTGCTTTAGGATTTTCATATATTTCTTTACCTGTTTGAAAATGCTTACGAGCAGTTTCAAATGTTTCACCACCTACATTAGAAAATACATCTTCATCAATTAAACCTTTTAATTGACCACCAAGATTTTTAGTTTCATAGTTATATTTGCTATTAATAAATTGACGTAATTCTTCTGAATCAGCAACAGTCATTGGTTTTGCATTGCCTTTTTCATCAATTAAATTTTTACGCTTTAAAAAGTTTTGAATACCTTTTTGCAAGTTTTGTTCTTGAGTATATGTAAAGTTTTCATCTGCTTTTAAAAAATCATTTAATTTGCTTAATTCAACAGGTTTGTCACCAAATTGTTGTTTAGCTTTATCATATAATTCAGTTGTTTTTTCATTGTGTTTGTTTAAAGCATCTTCTGCTGCTTTGCGAATTTTATCTCCAGCTTCAGTTAAATCATAACCTTCAAATTGAGTGCCTCTTCTTGGAACAACACCACCCAATTCATTTTCAATAGAACCAAAATGATTATTTAAAGCATCTTTTTCATGGTTTAATTGAGCAGTCATTTCATCTGCATAAATACCTTTTGTTGCTTTAGCAGTTAAATATTGAGAAGCCGCGTCTTTTTGATCATTATTAACCGCAGATTCCCTACGACTATTCATTCCAACTTTAGCTAATATTTGTTCATTTTCATTTGGTAAAGTTTTTGTAGTTTTTGTTTCCTCAATTTTTAAATTAACAGGTTCATATGCCATGGGTTGTTTATTTATAAATTGATCTTTTAAAGTTTGAGTCGCATTAGAAATTCCTGTTTGTTCTGCAACAGGTTTTACAAATTCACTAAAACCCAATAATTCAGGTTGCATTAATAATGGGCCAAGTTTTGATTCTTCTGAAACATTTGAAACTTTTTCACTAACCGCTGGTAAAAGTTTTTTAATTATTTGACCACGAGGTTGGTATGTATATTCTTCTGCAATTTTAGCTGCTTCTTCCTCTGCTTTATCATTACGTTCACCATAATGTTCAAGAGCGCCAATTATATGGCCTGCAAATTGTGATCCTGCTCCTGTAATTCCATGTAATGCAGCTTCATACAAAGGTGCGCCAGGAATAATATCATAAGCATTAATAGTTGATTCATTTCTTGATTTGCTAAAAAATGGTTTATTTTTATTTGAAACAACATCAGTTTTTTCATTTTTTATTGCATTTTGAACTGCTGCATGTATATCTTCAGATGATAAATTACTTAATGGATCAGAATTATCTATTTGATTTGTATTGGTTTCATTTGGATTTCTAGCGCCATAACCAAATGTTTTCATTACTTGGTTATCTATTTCATTAGATGATAAACCTTGTAAATCTGCTGGCATTATTGATTACCTTGAATTAAAGATTTCATTGCATCAACTCTTTTTAAAGTTGATTTGTATTGAGCTGAATTTATGCCACCTAAATCTTTAACTGATTCTCTTAATGCAGTTTGATCGTTATTTTTAAGTGCGTCATATAAACGTAAAGCATTTACATCAACAACTTTACTCCATTGATTTCTAAATTCACGAGCTGCAAATGGACTTCCTGTTTTTTGAATAGCATTTTCAACACCTCTATTTAATAAATCAGTTCCGCTAGCTAAAGCACGATTTACTCTAGATACTGATTTTAAAGATTCTTTTGTAAAAGTTCTATCACCAGCAATTGTTTTTGATAACTCTCTTGATGTATCAGTAGCGTTTAATCCAGCAGATTCAGCTAAAGATGCGGCTTGTAAAGCAACATAATGACCTAATCTATTATAATTATCAGCAGAATTTGAAGTCCATGGTATATAAGCATAACCACCACTCATGCCAACTAATATATTTGCTTGAGTTCCTGTGTTTGTTTCGTCTGCTAATTTAATAATTTGATTAGCATTAAATTGTTGATTTGGAACTTGTGCAGCGCTTGCATTTAAATCATTTCTATATTTAGTAACATTTGCTAATGTTTCTTTTGTTTCACCAGGAGGAATAATGATTGGTTTAACAGCATTTTGAGGTGCATTATCAGGGGTTGTTGAAGTTGGAACTGCAACGCCTGAAATATCACCTTGAGAAGTCTTTTTTGCAAATATTGGATTGCCAGCTTGGTCTGTTCCAATAACAGTATTAACTTCACTAGGTGTAATTGTTTTAGAAATAGAAGGTGCAATTTGTTTAGTTGGAGCTTCGCCTGTAAGTAATTCATTTCCACCTCGAAGAAATCTAAATTCTTTGCCTGTATCTTGCACAAACGCATTAGGATAACGTTTTTCTGCGTCTGCTTGTGTTGATAAAGTAGATAAATGTTTTTGTGCTAAAAATACTTGAACATCAGTTGGTGAAGCATTTGGGTCTAATCCCTGTAATGCTTGAGCAATTGCAGCTTTTTTATCTTCAGGTGTTAAAAATTGATTTGAACTATTAATTGTTTTTGTAAGCATATCTTCAACATCTTTAGGTGTTGCAATAGGATTGCCTTTTTTATCTTTTTTAGCTTGTAATATTTGTATTTGTTGTATGCCATTTGTTGTAGCATCAAGAATATTTTTAAGGTGTGCAGTATTAGCACCATAAACAGCAGTTTCTGATTCTGCCTTTTTTTGTGTAATTTTAGGTTGTAATGTTTCTTCTGCTTCAGTAGTTTTAGCTTCTTCTTCACGAAGTAATAATGGATTTATTTGTTGCGCTTGTTTAAATTTTTGAGCGCCAATAGCCATATTCATCATATCGCCTAATGATATGCCTTCAGGTGCTTTAATTTTTGAAGCTACGTCTGATACGCTAAAGTCTGCCATAATTATTCCTTAATCAAAAATACTATGTGTGTAAGCAGCATTATTACTGCTATTATTAATAGTGCTATTTTGACCTAATAATTGATTCATATAACCATAATTACCTAAACTACTTAATCCGCCACCAATAGCATTAGCTGTTCCAACAGTTCCTGCGGCTTGAGCATTTGCAGCACCTACACCAAGCGAACTAATAGAATTAGCAGTATTAGAAGCTAATTGTCCTGTAGATTGTTGAGCAGATTCTCCCAATCCTGCAATAGAAGCTAATGTGTTATAAATATTGCCACGTTGTGTTTGATAATTAGAAAATGCGTTTTGATAAGCGTTACCTGCAAAGTTTTGAGTATAATTTTGCATAGCTTGTAAAGTATTACCACCAATTAAACCGCCTGTTGCATTTTGTTGATTAGCTAATGCTTGTTGACCTTGTTGTAATTGAAATGCGTAATTAGGCGCTAAATTAGCGTTTAAGTCTTGATTATTAAATTGATTGGTTAAATAACCTGAACCTGTGGCCATTCCAATTGGATTACCTTGCGCATCATATTGTTGATATTGACCTGAACCCAATGAACCAATAGTATTTAAAGTATTATATCCAGCCGCTCTATATGGTGCTTGTTGAGCATTTTGCGTGTTGAACATTGCAAGCTGTTGAGCTTGTCCTGCTTGCGCTGCTTGAGCTTGCGTATCGGCTGCACTATTAGCGCCTACTGCTCCAATGACTGCTGATCCAACTATGGCGGTTGCTATTGCTGACATAATACATTTCCTCTAAAATTAATACCTGATAAAGACAAAGCTTGTCGGTAATCTATGGTTATTTCTTCACCTAAACTACCACCTTTACACCCATCAATATCTCTAATTGCTACTAAATCTATATCGCCATTTGGCAATAATACCATTTTGGCATTTGGAAACACAGAGTGATTAGTAAATCTACCTGCTTGTGTTCTTTTGCCTTGAATTCTAGCTTGGCATATCACATCACCTTTTTTTATAGGTGACGTTAAAAATAAACCTTTTCCTTCAATTGCTGAATCTGCAACACGAACTATATTGCTAAATACTGAAATTTGATCTTCTTCATTTTCAGACTGCTCTTTAGCTATTTCATGTGAAATTCCACATTCTTTTAAAAGCTTTTGATAGTCATTTCTATCAGCTTCTTTTGCTACTTTTTCTATAGAAAGCTTAACATTATGGTCGTTTTGCCAATTTTCGCTTTTTTCTACAAAAAATTCTTCAACTTCATTAGAATCTTTTAAATCGGTAGCATATATGTTTTGCCATACCATATCTTCTAAAACATAGCCTATTTTTCTGCCAGGCTCACCTTCAAATATAAAAGGTGCTTCTAATATCTTTGTGCTACCATCCTCGTTTAACATCATAACTTTGCCTTTAAGCAATACGTTCATGTGTTTAAACTTTTGTTTATGACCAACAGCCATTGTGCCTTTTGGCATAAATACTTCTCTAATACATAGATTAGGCCCAAAATGATGCACTAAAGGGCAATCTACTTGTGGCAACTGTAACATTGCCTTTTCTGCTTCTTCTACATTAGTAAATACTTTTAATGCTGTATTACCAATTTGAACAAGATCATTCATTGGTTATAGTAAGGCACCTTATATGGTTTGCCATTTACTGTTATATTAATAAATCCTACAGGTTTTGCAGGTAAAGTTGCTGTTCCAGTAGTTGCTGTGGTTGAACTACTAAAATTAAGCAAATTTAAAAAAAATTGTTGCCAAGCACGAGTTGGTCTTTTTGATGCAGTATCTAAAAATTCAGTTTGTGGGTATGGATTGGTTTGACTTGTCCCGTAAATACCATTTCCTGTAGCCATTAGTTTTCACCTTCTGAAGCTTTTAGATTAGCTGATATTATAACTGCATTTATAGGGTCTGTAACTACAACCTCAAAAACTCTATCTCTTGACCAACCTAATCTGCGCCAAATAGCACGATTTTTATATAAACCGACTGCGCCAATAGAAGTCCAATGTTCATTAGACCATGTAGAGCCACCATCATTTGACCAACGAAGCATGGCTTGTGGATTAGCGCCTACAACTTCATTGTTTAATGGTTGAGTAATGCCTGTTAAACCTACGCCTGGTTGGAATTGAATTTGGAATTCTTCCAAGTATTGACGTTGTAAATCAGTAACTAAATGAGGCGCTCTGCGTAATCTACGAATTTCTTGACCATTATCGGTAAAGTTATTAGGGTCTAATAAATAGATAATTCCATTTTGATAATCACCTACATAAACTAAACCTTGAAACACAGCAGAACAATTACCACGATGTCTATGATAAGTATTAGTGGTGTCTATAGATAGCCATTTGTGCCACATTTGAGTAGATATATCAAATACCCATGTTAAATCTAATGTAGGGAAAGTAATAACATAACATTCATGGCCTTCTTGTTGATAAGTCCATGCAATAGCGTCATTAACATAACCACCTAATAATGATTGTTCTACAGCATGAGTAGATATGCGTGTAGGAATATAGCCATTCATCATTACAATTTCTGCTTGACCACGATTGTTGCGTGATACATAGGCAAATGAATTACCTAAACGAGCTACAGAAAATTTAGCCGCAATACCTGTTTGTGTTGATGTGCCAGGAATACGTTGGAATGGGAAAGGGAAAGAACCTACATCTACCCATACTTCAGATGAAGCTTCACCAAGTAAATAAACTTCTCTATGATCTACAATTAAAGATACAAGGTTATCAGGTGCGCCATCTTTAGATGAAAAGCTTAAAGCATTGGTAATAGGGCTTAAAGGATTAGAAGCTGCCCATTGTTGTGAATTAGGTTGATTATAAACAAAGTAATTATCTACAATATCAAGAGTATCGCCACCATTAAATGCACCATCTGAAAGCGGTAAAATAGTAAAATTTAACGCATACATAGTTTCAGAACTAACTGTTTGTGATGCGCTAATAGGATATGTTCCTGTGCCACCACTACCTGTTCCAAATGTTAATGTTAAGGTTAATCCTGTGCCTGATCCGCTTGTTGATGTAGATACATTATTAGTAGGTTGAGATGTATAGTTACCTGCATTTATTTGAGTTAATCCTGTAACTGCACCACTTCCTCCGATAGATGAAACAGTATAAATGGCAGGAGTTGTTCCATAAACACCACCTAAAACAGTTACTGTATCATTGACTGCATAACCTGTTCCAGCAGTTGCGATAGATTGGCTTAATACAGTAATACTGCCTAAAGCAGTAATAATAGTTGATGTTGTAACAGATGCGCCTTGAATAGTTTGACCTGGATATAATGTGCCTGAACTAGCTGTTACAGTCATTGTATTACCTGACATTGAAGCAGTTAATACAGAGGCTACTGCAGCAGAATTCATAATAGTTGAAGCCGCAGTTTGTGTTTGATTAACAGAGTAAGTTCCAACGCCACCTGTTGTGCCTGTTAATTGACTTGTAATTACAGTTTCAGGTAATACATTTGCACCAAATAAAGCTTGACTTGATCCAATTGTGCCTGAAGTAATATTAGTAACAGTTAATGTAGTTCCTGCAATAGAGCCTGTAAATAATGCAGCAGAAGGATTAGAAATGCGCCATGTATATCTATAAGAGCCATCAACTATATATACATTTACACCATTATCGGTAATACCTACATGACCTACTGAAGTGTTTAATTGACCTACCATAGTAGGAACTAAAGTAGAAGTTAAAATATATACATAAGGGCCAACAACAGCGACCATATATTGACCGCCTGATAAAGTTCGCATACCACGAACTTCTTGTTTGTTTTGAAATACGATTGCAGATGTAAGACCAGGTGTAGGATATAAAGCTACAACGCCTCTTTTTCCTTCACCTTTTAATGGATCAATTTCAGGGCGAAAATTAATACATTCTTGTGCGTCTTGATAAATAGAAGGCGCTACATAACTTGGGCCTACAAATCCAAAATCAGCCATTATCTAAAGAACCCACCTGTGAGAATCCAACCAGCGTCTTTTTGTCTGCTTGATAATAGTGCATCATTAAATCTTGCAGATTGCACAGGCTTCATATTGGTGCGTTTTACTGTGGCTTTAGCTTGACCTGCAAACGCTGTAATCATAGCAATTTGAGTAGCTGAAGCTTTACCAAACATAGGCATTAATCTTTCAGCTAAACACCAACGTAATGCCATTGTATAGCCTTGTGGAAGGTTAATTGTGTCATTAATGGTTACAAATCTACTAAATATAGTATTTACAAATAAGTGCATTTCACCTTGAGCAGGATTAGGCCATACAAATAAGTTTCCTAAAGTTTCAGCAGGTTGGTAATAAAGTGCTTTAGGCCATGGGCCATTTAATGTTTTAAGACCAATCATTTCATAATCTTCAACATTTAATACAGCTACTGGATAATCTAATCCTCCATTAACAATAGGAGTGCCGTTAGAGTTAGTGTTAATACGAACAAATGCAGAATCAATGTTAAGTGGTCTTTGGTAATATAGGTTAATAGCGGTAGAAGCAACAGTTTGACTAATATTAACTTGATAAGTGCCGAGTTCATTAACATTGCCTCCTGCTCCTGTGAGCATTTGTTGTATTTTTGTGCCATCAGTAATACCTGCGCCACTTAATGTTTGACCAACTGCAATAGCACCTGATGTAATACCTGTAACAGTTAAAATATTGCCTGTAATAGAACCTGTAATAGATGCGCCAATTTGTCCGCCTGGGCCAATAGTGTATTGTGTTTGACCTGGCGTAATAGGAAAGACTATTTCTGTTTTATAGAAAATCATCATATCTTCATTTGACCATTGGTCTAAAAGTTCATTTAATGTGTAAAACGCATCTTGCGTTTCTTCAGGGGTAGGAGTTTCACCTGAAGCTAAAGCGCCTATGTCTTTAAGTGCGTTTGATATGATGTCTATAGGGGTTGTCATAATAATTCCTAGATATTAGGTTTAAATGTGTTAGCGAGCCAAGGAAAACCTATTGTTTTTTCTTTTTTAAGCTCTAATAATTGTTCGTCTAAACGAGATTTTATAATAGAAACCTCATCAATAGTTGTTTCGTCATTAATCCAATCTAGAATTGTTTTTTCTCTGACTTCTGCATAAGGCACTTTAATTTCATTACCTTTAAAATAATGATTGCCTTCTGTTTCTACAGTATTCTCACCGTCAGTAGCGCTTACATGATAATAAGCGTGAGTAATTAAATCATTTTCTGCTGTAATTTCTACAAGTTTCCATGTGTATTGATTAGCCATTTGACACCTCTGTTTGTGCTGATTGTGCAGTTTCTAAAGCTATTTGTTTAGGTGCGTTAGGGTCAGGTGACCATGTAACATTAACTGCACTTGCTACTCCATCTACATCTGTAGCTGCATTGATAGCAGTTGTAGCTGCCAATGCTTCTGCACGAATAGAAGCACGCCATGCTTTCCATGTAGCATCCATAGGTGTTCCTGTTTCTGAAGCCATAACTGCCATCCAGTCACTAGGTAAAAGGATAGAGTAAGCAGTAGCGTTTACTTGTGATACTGCATTAACTTTAACTGTTGCCAAGTCTTTAGGTGTGTTGGTGTAAGTTAAAGTAGCTTTGTCTAATGTTGATGATACCCAGTAGTAAACATCAGATTTTGGTGAGTTAGTAG